CAGCCATGCTCGGCACAAACAACTCAGGGCCTCTTTCCCCCACGATGTAAGGGCTCCCAGAATTAACCGGGCCTCCTCCGGCTCGCTTACCAAAAATCCCGCCGATAACGGGAATGGTCGACATGAAATTCTCAAACAACGAAGGAGCGCCCGTCATGTTGGGCTTAAAAATCGCATCCAAAAACTTATCAAGCGATCTTGAGGCAAGTTTCTGTAAGAGTGAACTGAGCGCAGACTTGAAAGCCTGTGAGGCTGATTTGCCCTGCATGAAGGCTTCGACAATCGTAGTGCCGAGAGATTTATAACCGTCTCGTAGATCCTCAAGCAGCTCTAATTGTTCATCCTTTTCTTTCTTCGTGAGATCCATTGCCTCTAGTTCTTTGTTAGCAGTAACCTCGGCCTGCCAAAGCGCGTCTAGAGCGACTTGCTGCGCTTCTTTTTCGATCTCAATCTGTTTCTCGTAATCCTTAATGATCTGGTCCTGCTGCATCTTTCTGAGATCTTCGGCTGCCGCTAGTTCTTGCGCCGCTTCCTTTGCGTTGCGCTGTAACTGTTCTTGTAATTCGGCCTCCTCTCTTCGGAGCTTAATGATTTGCTCCATCTTTTCTAAGCCAGCAGGACCACCTTGTTTTGCAGCCTCAAACCTAAGTGCGGCTTCCTCGCCTTCTCTAAGTTTGAGAATCTGAGCGTCTAAGCCTTCCAGATAAGACTTAAGGGCTTTTGCCGCTGAGTCTGCGCTTGTATCTTTTACAGGCTTAACTCTCGTTCCTGACTGTATGCCGCCTTTAGCAACATTGACAACCGGAGCGGGAGCTTCTTCTTCGCCAAATCCTAAGAACTTCTTAATGCCCGTCCACGCATCTCTAGCTTTGCCGACAAGCGTAAGAAAGCCGATCTTCGCCTTCTCGGTCATCTCGTCGATTGCATCGCCGATTTCACCAATAGCTAAAACACCCTTCTTAGCCTCTCCGGTGAACTTGTCGGTGTTTCTTGAGAGCTGGTCGATTTTAGAAATGTCGACGTTTGCAAACTGCTTGCCAAATAACGCGACTTGTAATCTCGCCCGCTCTGCGCCCGGCCCCATTTGGGAAAGAACCGCGGTTAGATCCCTAAAGATTTCAATCTCAGGGCGCAGCATCCCGCCAGCATCGGCAATGCTTACGCCGAGTTCTTTAAATAACTCTGCCTGTTCCTTTTGCCCGTCAGCAGCCCCACCTAAAGTCGTAGAGAACCGATCCCACATCTGTGCGGCATTGTCTGCGCCTTTGCCTGCTTGCACCATCGCGCTTTGCAGGGCTAAGACTTCCTCAATCGCTAGACCTGAGCCCTCAGCAAAATCATTGACCGCATCAGCGGCTTTAAAAAAGGAAGTAGCAAAAGCTGTAGCAGCGCCCGCGGCTAATAACATCGGGCTGCGTAATGCACCCATAGCCGTTCCTAAAACGTCTACGGATACTTTCAGTTCACGGGTTTTTTGTCTTGCCCTGTCGACTTCCTGAACGAACTTTGCACTCTCTAGACCGAGAGCAACTTGTAGGGCTGCAATGAGTTTACCCGCCACGATTTCCCCCTAATATCTCAAGAAACTCCGCTTTGAATCCGGGTAGCGAAGTGAACGTTAAAAAATCACGCTCTTGTCTTGTCATGTAATTGGGAGGGACAAAATACTCCTCCAGATGCGGGAAGAACTCGCGGCTCTTAATCGGATTCTTAGACAAAGCGTTATAAACGATTGTCATAAGGTGCGAGATCAACATTAAGTTATGTCTCGCTCCGATCATGCCGTCGCGGTACATCAATTCTAACTCTCGGACGGTCGCTACATCAAGGCTATCAAACACTTCCGGGCTTTGACCGTTAAAGATCGCCGTGGCCCTCACCTGACGATATAGCGACCCCTTTAGTTTTTTTGGATAGCCTCGTAATCAGGATTGACTGCTTTCTCAATCAGGCTGACTAGGTGCTTAATCTGCGCCTCGGAAAAGGTCTCGGAAATCTGCTCGTAAGACAAAGCAAGCATTTCGTCGCCTTCTTCAAATCCGACCAGATTCACATAGGCAATTTCACGCATCACATCTTGAGCCTTGAATCTCGCAGCCTCTCGTAGGCTTCGACCCTCAACAACAATGTCATCGTCCTTAAACTCGGCATTGACGTTTTGATTAATCTTGTAGAGCTTTTGAAATGTGGCGTGTAATTTCTCGTATTCCTCGGCTATTAAAGCATCTGGTGGGTTCTTGATCTTTTCCTCAAGCTCGAGCATTTCTTTCCGAGTTGGAAGATAGACTTTCAATGTATGACCAGCAAAATCAATGTCCGCGTGAGTCTGTCGTTGGAATGACTTTCCAAATCTGTCCTGTATTTTCATTTTCTAACCTTTGCTCGTTGTTTTGCCGCCCAGAGATCCATGTGAGAACCCATAAGAGAACTCAAACGATCAAGGGCAGATGATGCCATTGATTGAAAAGAGTTACGGATAAACGGTCTTGCTGGTTGTTCAGCAGTGCCAAATTCTATGGCTTCGGCAGCGGGTCGATATTCACCCTTTTCGTCTCGGTAGCCAACACCGACATCGACAAAGCCAAAAGCCACGGTATCTCGGCTAAGATACTTTTTGTTTTTGTCCTTGCGGGTTGCTACTTTTGCGCCGTTCCTAACTTTTAACTGGAGCTTTCCAGTATCGACGGGAACCCTTCCCTTGATCGCAGCCTTAACGGGCTCCATCGCGGATTTAAGACCGGGAAGTAAAGATCGTCGAGCTTTGGTCGTGCCAAATTCCTCGGCTAACTCTAAAAGGGAATCTTCAAACTCTCTGAATCCCTTAGCTTCAAGTTTGCCCATTGGTGACGATGCGCTTGAAGATCTGATCGTTTAATTTCAGGACGTAATCAACTATTTCATCCGGTGACATGCAATCCGCGTGATTAGCCGCGATCTGATGGCAAAGTGAAATGTTGATAAGTCGTTGTTGTGGATACCCAAACCAGTTCTTAGCACCGGTTTGGGCCTGCGTGATGAGATAACTCAGTAAATCGTCACTCGCTCGCTGCATATTGCCTCATCACGTTGAGACAGACAGCTTCAGCGGCTTCGGCTTTCTGTAAGGCGGCATCCACCTCCTGTAAGGTAAAGGGATGCCCTTTTGCGATTGCATGAAGGTCACCCCTAAATTCCACCATCAGCGCTACTAATTCATCAAGTGTTGTTTGACCAGCCATATTGATTGCCCCTCGGATGAATGGTGAATGTGACTTGAGCTTCAGCGCCGGGAGCTGGATCAATCGTCCACTGCGATACGCGACCATTAAAGGCGTAATTCACAATGTTAGTGCCATCCGTCGCTGAGATCACGAACGTACGGTCAATTGTGCCGTTGTAAGCATCCGCACGAAGCAAAAGAAGGTTTGTGTCGGCAGGATTCCATGCGGCTACAACCGTCATGCTGGTGGGCGCAGACTGAACCGGAATCTTGTCAGATTGACGCGAGCCAGCAACTGCAAAGTTGGCAACCGCATCGTCTTGACCAAATGCTGGAATTGCCTCAACCGGAACAAGATTGCCAGAGACAGCAATCGCGGAAGTCGAAGCGTAAACGCTAAGATTGGCCGTTGTTAAAACGGTTGGAGTAGCCCCCGGCTGGCAGTATAAGGAGGCTGAAAAGCCGGGTAAAACTTTATTAGGAAGAGCCATTTTTCACCTCACGCAGGAATGTCTAAAGTGCAATCAAGAACGATTTGATTTAATTTGCTGTCGTTGTCGTATGTGTGAAAGAGCCAATCTACATCGACCTTTGACACAAAAAAAAGTCCACCAAAAGTTCCCTGATACCCGTGTAAGGCATCCACAATCTGCTGCGCCTTACTAAAACAATTTGCCATCAACTGAGCAAACACCGTAGCCTGAAACACAGGTCTGTCTATACCTTTCACCGACTGTGGCCCTGTGTAAACCGGCTGATGTACATCTCTGAGCTGCCACGTTACAAAGGTCGGTTCGCTTGCAAAGTTACGGTTGAACACTGCATAAACTGGAGTCGGTGTACAAACTGTGACTAATTGCGCTTGTATCGCTTGAGCATAAACAACCGCGCTATTTTGCCCCATATCAGACCGCCACGCTAGGTTCGTTTCTGTAGCACATCAGCGAGACCCATTGCCTGTCATCGTGCTCGTAAACCTCTGCGATCCGCCAACTGTTACCTCGGAATGTAATGGAGTAATCCTCTTGATTATCCGAGATCGTCCGCATGTTAGGCGTGTAGTTAACGATAAAGTCCATCATGTTGTCGTATTGCCTGAACTTTTCTAACGTGCGAATCCGATTGTGAACCGACTTAGTCTTTGCTCGCGTCTTGAACCAAAGCGTCTCGACTGTCGTTTGCTCACCCAAATTTGTGATGGTGAACGACAGATTATTGATGCTTATTTCGTCGACGCGTAAGACCATTACATCACCAGCGGCTTGTAGGGTCTAAGAAGTTGGTCAATCGCCCACGGCATTTGTTTATGCTGCTCTGCGGAAATGGCCGAGCGATTATTGTAGAAGTGAGTGAGAAGCATAAGACCCGCTTGCTTAACAACGGGATACTGACCAATGACCGAGCCCTGTAGGGTGTACTGGCAAAGCATCGGAGCAGTCATGTAAGTGTTGATGTTGTTGGGAACCTCGAAGAGAACGACTTTGTTCCCAGTTGGGTCATAGTAGTAGTTTGAGCTTGTAATTGTCGTGAGTGTCGGCGGATTAAGGTCGGTGTAATACTTCACCCAATTGATTGTCACGCCATTCTGCGAGACTTCGGGAAGATCAAGACTTACGGGTGCAGCCATAAGCCCTGAGATCATGTAAGAGGCCTGATACGTCACATTGAAGATCGGGGTGCCTAAGTAGTCCTCAATCGCCATCCGTGTAGCGAGTTCTAACTGAGCAAGATAATCGTCCTGCGATTCATCCTGAAACAAATTCAACTGGTTGGTGATTTCCTCAAACGTCAGCCATTGAGTCACCGGATCACGGGTGCTCTGAATGACCTTCGAGTAGTTGAACGGGTTTCTAGAACCCGCTCCGAAGTTACCTTGCAGTTGTGATGGCATCTTTAAGTTCCGATCAAACGAACGCCAGCAGTTACATCACGAACGGTCGAGACCATCCGCTTCTCAGCATATATCGTAATCGTTCCCGGCTGGGTTTGCTCCATTCTCTGAAGCGTCATCTCCGAGTGATCGACGATCCACATAAACCGAGGCCAGTTTGCAAGATAGATTGGAGAAGCGCCAACAGCGGGAGCGTCTAAGTAAGGATTCGCAATCACCGGCCAGCCCATAATGTTTACCGCAGGGCCTTCGTCCTTTTCGCCGACTTCAACAAGTGCGTAAGAATTACCAGAGTGAGCATATTCTCTGAGAATCTGAATCGCTGTTGGGTGCATCATCCACGCAGTTCCCGGCATTCTCCAAAACTGACCGGGAAGGGCATTAGCAACGTCTACAAGCGTTTCCCACTCAAGATTTGTATGCGTAAAGCCAACGGTGTTAAGTGTGTGAATGCCTGCCGTTATAGCCGTTCCTGACGTTCCGTAAGCAGCGGATGATCCAGCAGTGCCTGCATACATCTTCAAGCCTCTGAGACCGTTTGTAGCGCCTGTGGAGGTCGTTGTAGAGCCTGCCTGATCGTTGTTGATTGCCATCGACGCAGCTTCGATCTGGCTAAATTCCATCGCTAGATCTTCAACAAGCGCAGCATCTAATCCGTTGATGTCGTCCATCGCCGCTGCCCTGATTGGCATCTGAGCGGAAATAACACGCATCGGAAGCTGCCAGATGGATGTAGCGATGTTGGGTGAGCCTGAGTTGGCGTTAACCGTGTAGCCCCACGGGTTGGTGGAGTTAGCAGCGTTACCTGTTTTGACAACAAACTGAATATCCGAGTCTGCCGTCATTGTCTGATTTGCATAAACCCGAAATGGGTTCCAGTAACGAAGCGATGCAAACACATCCTCGTTATAAACGCGACCGCCAACCCCGCTGCCTGAGCCGGTTAGGGCTGAGGCTTCCGCGAGGTTGACAGTGCTTTTGCCCTCGTGGAGAGCCTTTTTCAAGCCTTCCAAAATAACCTGTTTCATAATCTCTCCAAAAGGGAGAGGGCTTTCGCCCTCTTTTATCAAGCAGCCGTACCAGTCGAGCGATAACGCACACCGGCATTAGGATCGCGCACCGAAGTGGCTGCACGAGTTTCGCCGTAGAACGTGATCGAACCGGGGAGCGTCTGGTCGTAGCGACGGAGAACCATCGAGAGACGCATGACGATGGTGTGGAACTGCTGCCAATCCGCGAAATACATCGGATAGTAGCTGGTCGTTCCTGCTGCGCCGGTGGTGGGCTGGCTGGGATTGTCAAGGTACTTGTTGACTGCAACCTTGAAGCCGAGCAACTCACCAACGATGCCATCGGTACGTGACAGACCGTCGATGTAGATCGGACGCTTCTGATCGTCCACGAGACCACGGATGCCCTGAAGCAGGATCGGGTTAATCATGAACGCTGCGCTGGGAGTCCAATACTGCTGTGGCAGGCTGTAGATGAAGTTAACAACATCTTTGTAGACGATATTGTTAGCTGCAACCGTGTTGGCGTTGGTCGTCAACTGGTCATAGGTAGCAAGGTTATGCAAACCGTTGGTGGTTGCAGTTCCCGAAGTACCGAACGAAGCCGTCGAGCAAGAGCCGCCCGTGTAGGTTGCATTAGCGCCAGCGTACTGATCCAAACCGCGCAGACCATCAGCGCCACCCGTCGTTACCGAGGTTCCGGTTCCCGACTGATCGTTGTTCTGGATCATCGAGGTTGCCATTGCCTGCTGGAACTCCATTAGCATATCGTCAACAACGTTAGCCTCTAAGCCGTCGATGTCATCAAGCGCCGCCGTCCTGATTGGGAACTGAGCATTCAGATCCTTGAGGATCACTTGCCAAATGCTTGTTGCTTCAGTCGTGGGTGCTCCATTATTTTGCACACTATAGCCCCACTGAGCGCCAGCATTGCCGGTCTTGACGCGGAACTGATAAGCCGAGCCGTCAGTTGCAACGATGCGCGACAGATCCATCAAGGGATTTCCGAGACGCTTTGCAGCGAATACGGGGTCGTAAGCGGTGCGGCCACCAACGTCGTAGCCAGAACCCGTAAGAGCCGAGGCTTCCTTGATGTACGCTTCGCACTGATCGACCGATTCAAAGATCTTGACTTCGCGCTCGATGTTGTTACCGGCCTTCATATACTCCTTGAGAACGTCCTTGAAGCGACGATTTGCTTCGCCACGGACGGTCTTGTGAATAGGACGGATGATTGAAGGGGCGGCAACTTTTGCCTCTAATGCGGCAATCTTTGCTTCGGTTTCGGTTTTGAGCGCCTCGACAGCCTCAGCAACTTTTGCCTCGACAGCCTGTGCGGTTTCTGCAAGTTTTGCAGCGCTAGATGCTTCGATTGCATCCAGTTTTTCAATGACTTTTTCCAACATTTTGAAATCTCCTAACGGGTTGAAATAGCTTTCAGCAACTCGCGGTATTCGAGCGCTTTCAGCAACTCCGCCGCATCAGACTCACTCTGAGTGGCAGTTTGTTGATCGCCCACAGCATCACGCTGTTCCAAAATGGCTTTCAACACACCGGACGCGGCGGTCGCATCCCGGCGAGATAGCCCTGCATCACGCAAAGCCTTCTCAATCGTTCTCGGATTGGGTTTTGAGCCCATCCAATACTCAAGTCTACTAATCTCAGCCTTCGGGTTATTCGGCTGCATCACGATAGAAACCTCGGCTAGACCGCCTTTGACGATCTGAAAGAACATGTCGGGATCGTCTGTAGGCTCACCGTTCTCATCAACCATTTGATACTCATCGGCATAAGCACCAACAGAAACGCCGCCAACCATTCTCGGGCTTTCCTTCATGATGGTGTACAGATCTGAGCCAGCCGTGGTGTTCAGGAAGATCTTTCCTTTACCGGTCATGCCTTCTTGCGTAATATCGAACTTTGACCATTCGCCGACAGGCATCATGTCGGAAGAGTGCTGGAAGTACATCGGAAGTGGCCTTCCTTCATCCATCCACATCTCGTGCCACGCCTCAAAAGCCTCAGGCGTATAAAAGAACCTGCGACCGTCTGCGCCTTCTCTCGCGCCCCACGTCGTAAGTGTGGCTTCGATTTCACCCATAGGTTCGCCCGTTGCCTCGTCAGCCTTGCGGCCTAACTCAACTTTGGCTTCGTAGAAAAAAGTGATGTTCTTAGCCATTGATAGGTTCCTTTTTAACCATTCCATCTACTAACTTAGGCTTTGGCTTCCTCTTGTCTGCCGCGGCCTTGAGTTTCTCCAATAGATCCTTAAGCATTTCCGGCTCTGCCTGTTTTACCCACCACTTTAAGGTTTCCACCACCGCCAGTGTCTTGCGGAGAGCTGCCGGGGATAGCGCCACCGCCACCAGCGGCAAGCAACAGATCATCAGCACCATTGAGAGAGTTAAGTCCCAGATATTCACGCGCCTCATTCTGCGTAAGAATCCCATTCTTAACTCCTGCAACGACATAATTCATCTGATCTAGCGGAGCACCCTTCAGGAAGTCTTGCGTCTGAAACTGAACGTGTAAATTCGGATAGCCCTTCAACAACGACAATTTTAACCGCTGCTCAACGTTCGTAATAAAGGGCATCATCGTCGATTTGTAGAACTCGTCCAGCATCGTTTGGGTATTGTTGTACTTAGACTCGCCGACTCCGATCATCGCGGGAGGTACACCAAACAATCCGCAGATCCGCGTCATCGTTTGTTTCTTAAGCTCTCTAGCATCCACATCTTGAAGCGTCAAAGGTTTGATTGCTTCGTAAGTCATGCCTTGATCTAGGAGCATCGACTGCCCCGGCTTACTCTGATCCGAGGGCTGGCTGTTAAGCATGTTCGTCCACGCTTCTTTTAGCCTGCTGGCAATCTCTTTGAACTTTGAGTCAGGGATGACTTGCTCGGTACGGAACAAACCAGAGGGTTTTGCGCCGTTCAACATAATGAAGTTGGAGTAGAGATCAATATCCTGATCTAAGGAAACCAACTCGACAGCTTGCAACCGGTTAAACGAACTGGAACCCTGCCACGGCTCAGACTTCGTGTGCATCACCTGAAAATACTTGAGCGGCTCGTCTTTGTTGAAGCCGTAGGACGAACTTGTAAGCGTGTAAAACGGATAACGCGTCTCTGAGATCCTCGGCACGATTAGCGTCGAGTCAAGAACATACATCTCGAGCGGAATCTGCGTCGGCTCTTGCGCGTCTTTCCTCCAGAGTAATACGAAAGTCTCACCGGCCAGCTCATGCCACATCGTGAACTGATACCAAAACTCGTATTGGCTTTGGAAGTTGTTAGGACTGGAAAGAAGGTTAAGAACGCTTGCAGCTCGGCTCTTTTCGCGCTCTGGGACGCTCGGATCGGTCTGTGTGTCTACAAATGTGCCGTCAGCCTGCTTAGACATGATTTTGACGGGCAGTTGAGCAAGAGATCGAGCTTTTGCTCCCACACAAGCCATCACAGTAGAGTTTCTAGCAAGTGTCGTTATGTCGACAGTTCGACCTGCTTCGTTAACCGCAGAGGTCGTTACATACAGTAATTGATTAGAACCGTAGCCCTGCCCCTTGCCTCGGAGCATGACGTTGTTTCCGAGGACGCTATTCCCGAATAAAGAGTTACTTTCGGCCTTTGTTTTACGCTTAAATACGTCGAATAAGCCCATTTTTACCCCTAAAAGACTCTGAATCCGTACGATTCAGACGGCATCGGATTGTCTAGACTGCAGTGCATCGCAATAATCAAGGCAATAATCCCGTCAACCTTAGCGTGACGATCCACGCCGGCTTTCTTGACTTTGATATTGCCTTGAACGTCTGTAAACACTTCGCAATTGCCCAGTTGATGTCCTAAGAATGGGTTTCCGTCGTGTCTGATTTTGTGGCCTAAGATAAGTCGCTCGACATGCTTAGACGGGTTAGAAAGCACCGCCATCCCTTGACCGACTTTCTTAACTGGCATTCCGACTTCGTACAGTCTTGCTACTAAAGCAGCAGCATTATATGCGTCGTAGCCTACTTCTTTTATGTCGTATTTCTGGCTTTGCCCAATAATATACGCCGAAATCTCTCTATCGTCCATCACGTTACCTTCAGTGATGTGCAAGATCCCCGAATTGATCGCCTGTCTGAAAATGTCCTGATAATGAGTGGGTAGTAACTCAAAGCCATCTTCGGGGAGAAAGAACTTCCACTCGGCTTCGTAATCGTCCTCGGCAAATCGTTTTAATGTGCAAACAGCGTTGAGATCTCGTGTTGCTGCTAAGTCAAAGCCGATAAATACTGCTTCGGGCTCTCTTTCTGTCAGCCCTACGGATTCATCCCAATGTGTCCTATCGACCCACGCGGTTTCGGCCGAGACATAAACGTTAAGCGTTTTGCAGAGAAACTCGTTGAGTGCAGCGGGCTTAATCTTCGCTTCTTCGCACCTCGCAACAATCGCATCGTGTGATACCGAGATATTGTGCATCGGGTTAGCCTTAGCCCATACCTTTTCGTCTCTCCAATCGTCTCCAGCATCCAGAGAGTAAAGAAGCCCAAACCATCGCGGGTTATCGGGTACGTCCTGATGGAGGATGTGCTCCATCACCTGAAAGTCCTCGAAAAACTTTGTGTCGCGGGTAAAAGAAGCGGTCGTAATGTATAGACGCAAAGGATTAAGCCGAGATACCATCCCTGAATGCAAGACCTCAATCGCATTCCTGTCTACGATCTGACTCGCCTCGTCAATAATCGCGCAAGAAGGGTTGAGCCCGTCTCCAGTCTTTTTAGTGTCTCTGGAGAGAGCTTTCATCATGCTCTGGCTGTCGCCGTTCTTCACAATCGTGAACTTACCGAGAATAAAGAGCCTAGAGATCTCCTGCGGCAATGTTTCGACGAAGCCCTTAGCCGTAGTAAACACGATTGACGCTTGATCGCGGTTTGTAGCGAGCGTGTAGACCTCTGCGCCTGCTTCCCCAAAGGCTAGTTCATAAAGGGCAATAAGAGCCGTCAGCGTCGATTTACCAGCCTTTCTAGGGATGTAAACAATGACATCCTGCACCATCCGTTTACGCCGGTCTTTCTTGTGTCTAAAGCCGTAGATCGCGCAAGCAATAAGGATCTGAAACGGTTCAAGGCTTACAGGATAGCCAGCCCACTGTCCCTTTACATGCCTGCATAGACCCGAAAACTGTAGAAAGTGATTGACAGGACTCGGATCAAAAACCCATTCCCACTCCTTGTTTTCTATGTGATTTAAGAACCGCTGGCAGGCTAGGCGAACATTTCGACAAGCGTCGATCTCGCCTTTTACGATGCCGACAGCATAAGCAATACCATCTTCTATTCTCATGTGCCGAACTTCGGCCCAGCTAAGAATTCTCCCATCTTAGAGCCGTCTTCAAGTTTGTTTGCCGCCAGCCTTGACCGCGGAGTAAGCCCCATTTCGTTCATCAGCTTGATGGAGTTCTCCATCGCTTTGTTTGCCAGACTGATGTAAGGATTCGGAGCGTGAGTCTTTCCGCCGTTAGTCTTAACCACTAAAGGATGCTTTGCCTGCTCTTTCCTTGCGTCAATGTAGAGCTGGAGCTGATCGGCAAGCATCATGAGCGTGTGCCTGTCTTGATCTGAACCGATACCATAGACATCGAACAAGTAATCTGCGGTCTCTTTTACAAACCTCTCGCGGTTAAATAAAGCCGGATTGTCTGCCCACTCGGCAAACGGAACTCTGATCTTTACCTTCTCCGGCAATGGGATGCCCGTGTTTTCTCCCTTTGTGCCGTGTACTAAGTGAACTTCAGGTGGATATTTCCGCTGCATTTTCTAGCCTCGCTTTCTGTCCGGTGAATTCTTCCCATCGCTTAACGATGACATCGACATATTTAGCTTGCAACTCCATTGTGTAACAAATGCGACCAGTTTTTTCCGCGCCCATCAAAGTTGAACCGCTGCCGCCAAATGGCTCAACGCAAATGCCGCCTTTTGGAAGGCTTGACTTCATTACTCGTTCCATCATTGCCACTGGCTTTGGTGTTGCGTGCCCGTGTCTCTCTGCGCCTTTAACTCTGTCAAAACGCCAGACATCTGTCATTTGATCATGCGAACTATCAAAATATGCTCGCGTTGCATAAAAATCGCGCTTCAAGGCATCGTGGTCGCGCTTCAAGGCATCGTGGTCGCGCTTAAAGGCATCGTGGTCGCGGGCGGCCTTTTGAATTTTTGCATAATGATCTGCCGTAATCATCGCCCATTGGCTTTTGGTTACCCAATGACCAGCCATTTGCGTCCCTGTAATATTGTTAAGATCTTTTGTTGTCCAACCACATCGTTTCATTTCGTTTTCTAAATAAGATCTAATCGGCTCCCAGCCTTCCCAGTAATTGTCAGCATTACTGTTAAAACCTTGCTCACCCAACATAAAAAAAAGGCAATGTTCGCCCATGGTTGCATATTGACGAAGATTGGACATGCCATCCTTTCCCCAGCTTACTCCCTCTTGATGCCAAAGAATATCGTTTCTTAATGTCAGTCGTTCAGAATCCGCTAAACCACCGCGATACCACAATCTCCATAAATCAGGTGCGTTGCCCCAAATGTAAGCGCTTGCATTGTTTTCTAAAAACGTGCGGAATGTCGCCCACCATTCCATCTGAAAAGCATCTAACTTATCTCCGTAAATGTTGTCATTTGCAACCCCTTCACCTTCTTTGCCCATTCCGTATGGCGGATCAGCGTGCAAAAGTTGAGCTTTTGCTCCAGCCATTAGTCTCTCAACCGCATCCACGCTCGTACTATCGCCGCACATCAATCGGTGCTTGCCTAGTATCCAGATGTCTCCGGGTTTTGTAATAGGCTCCGGTGGAGGCTCAGGGACAGCATCCTCGTCCGTCAATCCTTCGTTTACAACCTCCGGCTTAAGTGCGCTTATTTCCTCTTCACCAAAGCCTGTAAGACTTAAGTCTAGTCCCTCAAGCTCCAACTCCTCAAGCTCCAGACTGAGAAGCTCCGTATCCCATCCGGCATTCAAAGCTAATTTGTTGTCAGCAATGATAAGCGCCTTCTTCTGAATCTCGGTTAGGTGCGACAGTTCTATTGTAGGGATTTCCTCGAGGCCTAACCGCATCGCAGCCTTCAGCCTGCCGTGGCCAGCAATGATTCCTTTCTCGCCGTCGATCAGGATCGGGTTAGTCCAGCCGAACTCTTTTATCGACGCAGCGATCTGCGCGACCTGCTCGTCTGAGTGCGTTCGGGAATTCCTTGCGTAAGGGGTGAGATCCCCTACGCGAGTCATGACGATGCGGAAAAGGTCAGGTTTTAAGCTACCCATCTTGTTTAATCCCTTTGCAGAAAGTTGGG